TCCAATCGTTTTGTAGGCGGTACGATTATCAACCTCCCAAATAGCAGCTAGACTTTTAACTTCCACTGCATCACCATTCTCATCCGTAGGATCAATCAGTTCTACTTCACCAAAGACAACACGAGTACGCTTGATCTGCCGAATAAGATCCTGTGTTGCAGCAGGTAGTGATTTGAAGTCTTTAACCCAGCCATTAGGCTTACCACAGTTAAAGCCACCATCGTTGTCCTTAAGATCATTGGTCAAGGATTCAGCCATGACAGTCTTAACAAAACGATTAGGACTATTAACATCCCCCTTAATAAAACGCTTATACATAAAGCGCTGCAGAAAAGTACGTAATGCTACACCACGGGCATAGTAGGTATCCCCATCAGGGATCTCCAACTTAAACGCTCCCCCTGGAATAACCTCCATCTTCATTGACTTATTTCCAACCGTAGTCGTTCCCATAATACCAGAGTGGATAATCCTAAGACGCGGAAGAGTGCTTCGCCGAGAGGAAGAAGTTTCTTCTGCTGCAATGCCCATAGTACGGGCCATGGCGTCATAGTTATTAGTATCAATAGTAGCAAGAGCATTCGTCATCTTTATATTCTCCATTTTATTAGGCTGCTTCTATGAGGTCCAGCCAGTTGTTACCGATCTTAAGTTCTAACACAAGAGGTACATTGAAGTCAATACCCCAACGCAAGTTTATCAAATCTTTTAACGTATTATTTACTACTGATATAATTTCCTTAACCTCCTTCTCCTCATCAGGGTGAACATCAATCACGATACTGTCGTGGACAGTATTAACAATGCACGACTTGCAGAAGCGTAGCAACCTATCTATCTCTAGAAATGCAAGCGGCACAATGTCGGCAGTAGCAAAGGATTGTACAGGATAGTTTTTAATCTGAGTAAAGTACGTTACGGTACCATTGATCTTTCTTTGCACGTTAGGGAAGGCAAACACACGTCCTGAAGGTGTGCTAACAGTGCCTTTGTTTAAAGCATCCCGTGCTAGCTCCTGATGCCAAGTGGCAATACCCTGGTACTTATCCCTAAAGTGTTCGTAGTACGCAGCTTCAGCTTTAGTTCTACCGTAACCTGTAGCTCCATACAGAGGAGCAAAGGTATGAGCTTTTGCATCCTGCCTAGACGTTTTCTGCCCAGCGCCAGTAATAACTGAGGCTGTGTACGCATGGACATCAAAGCCTTCTGCTACTTCCTTCATAGCAGTATCATCTTGTGCCAGGAAGGCGGCAGTGCGGAACTCTAGCTGTGCAAAGTCAGCTTCGAGGATCTTACCGCCATCCCACCTAGACACAAACACTTTCTTAACTGGGAAAGTACCACCGCGTGGCATGTTCTGCATGTTAGGTTCTTTACCACTCAACCGTCCTGTGGAAGTCATGTGCTGGTTAAGCCTGACGTGCAGGAAGCCATCTTCTTTAACGTGCTTCTTAATACCGTCAACAAAGGAGTTAATGTATGTGTCTAGAGCAGATAGGCGCTGTACTTTCATTAGAAAATCTCGGACTTCTTCCTTGTCATACTGCAGGGCTAACCTCCCAAGATACTCCAATGCACCCTTGCCTGTGACAAAGCCATGGGATGCATAGAAGCGGCTATACGGGGGGCTAATCCTTAAACCGGCAACAGCACTACCACGAATAACAGTGTAACCGTTACCAGTGCAATCACTACATTTGTTATACTTTTTATATTGTTCACCGTTTTTCTTCCTCTTTCTAATAAGTCCTGATCCCCAGCACGGGGCACATCTACGTAGATAAGATTTGTAAACGGGCTCTGTCTGGGTAGCTACAATCTTTTTGAACTCCTGCTCACTCATCCTAGCAAGGCCGAAGTCAGCCCACACCTTCTTATCCTTTGGCTTTCGACTGTATATAACAGCAGATAGTTGTTCCGGGCTGGCGAGATTTACAGGAACATCACCCATAAGATCTTTAATAGCGTACTCAAGGTACGCTACAATCTCGTTACGCTCTGCTACGAATTGTTCCCTCACACTATCTAGTGCTGCCAAGTCAACTTTAAACCCTCGCCGATACATTTTTGTTAAGGCAATTGCCATTTCGTTTGATAGCATAAGTGTGTTTTCTAAGGTGCACATGTCGTCAGTATACATACGGTTCCGTTGCACTAGCATGAGCTGCTGGGTTGCTCGCAGATCAGACTCTAGGTACATGGTCAATTCATCGTGAGGTATATCGCGAACAGATACTCCCTCCTTGAGATAGTTCTTTAGTGTGTCCCCTTTCTTTGTATCAAGCTCATGCCTAATAGCACAGGCGGCAAGGGATAAAGGTGCTTTCTGCCCTCGTAGCATTATATACTCAGCAACCATAGTGTCCCAAACGGCACCTTCATAGCGGAACCCCGCTTCCCATAGCCAGATCAAGTCATGGGATATGTTGTGACCTATCAAGACAGTGGTGTCGTCAAGGTAGGCTTGCAGCTTCTCACGTCCCTCCAACGTAGGGCTATGGCCGGAGTGATCAAAGGTAAAGATTACAGGAGAGGGAGTACTGCCTTCTGTGTCTACTAGAACACCCACCATAACAAGACTGTTCTCTTTCTCGAACGGGTCAAGGTACATAACGCCATCTCTTTTGCATACCGTATTTTCTACATCAAGTACCAGTTTCAATGTCTTTCTCCTCAACAGTGTTAGGCTTCTCTAAGAAGTTTAAGTTTGCACTAAAGCTTCTCCTCTCGCCTTTTGTTTTAAAGGGATATACACAGTGGAATAAATCTGAGGGGAACAAGTAGAAGTCCCCCACTCTAGGCTTCACCATGAAGTTTGTCATGCTCCAGTGTGAGGGAGTACCGTGGGCAAACTGAATGTGTCCATTAGAAGGGTGATGATCCTTATAATCTTCCTCCCATTCCGCATCAATGTTATCTGGCAGCTTCAAGTATCCTACACATGATAGTTTACATCCTGGATGGATGTGTAACGGATTGTACTCGTTCTCAAACTGACGGATGATCCACCCGGCTACTACCTCTACTCCATACGTGTTATTCTTTGCGTCTAAACCTCGTGTACCCATGGAGTTGTGCCCCTCGGCCCACTGCACATACCGTGCAACAAAGCCCTTTGTCTCGTTAAGAAACAACTTCTTTATCTCGGCATTGAAAAGCACCTCTTGTGCAACTTTACCGACAAGGTTGCCGGAGAAGTCTGTCAGGCTAGGTAAGTCTTCCTCCACCCGCTGGTTAGTTTTCTTAATAAACGTATCCGATAGTCTCAAGTATCCTACAGGAGGACCAAAGGGTGCGAAGAGGTGCTCGGTTTTCTGGGGTGGAATGTAAAAGGTTGACACTACATCTCTCCTTACGCTGTGTATATCGACTTAGTATGGTCAAACTCACATGTAATGATGCCATGCCAACCATTTAACTTATTCTTAACAACATTAACGTACCTAAATGGATCTTGTTGCTCTGCAGTAGGATCATCAGATATGCTAGGGTTCTTAGCAAGTAACAGCATGAGATCTGCTTCTGCTGCCTTGCCTGTCTTAGAACCCTCCATCATGCTTTGATCCAACTTAACTCTACCTTCCGCTTCCGCTGATAGCTGCGACATATAGAAGATGCAGCACTCATACTTCTTAGCTATCTGTCTAGCATAAACTACGTTGCGTTTCAATAGCTCGTCACTACGTAACGCCGTGTTGTTCTCTGCAAACTTATCTCCCATATCAAGTACCAGTATGTCGGGGTTGTAATACTTACATACAGATTCTACCCAGGACATTTGCCTATCAGAAGCGTCTGCCACTTTAAGGTGGGATCGCCGTTCGTTTATCCAAAAATCGTAGAAGCTTTTCTTATCTTTAATTATAGTTTCACTACTCTCATTAGTAGCAGCGTTGAGGTAACGCAAGATAACACGACTGTATTTTTCTTCGTTTAATAGTACAACACAACTCGCACCCTGCTCAATAAATCCATTCTTACCTGACAGAAGGCTAGCATGAAAGGATGTCTTGCCTGTATTGGGGCGAGCACCAATCTCAATAAGCTGCCCAGCGTTTACCCCTGGGATGCGTCTAGCAAGAGATGTCAAGTTGAATTTCCAACGATACTTATTCTGCTCCTCTTCCAGCAGCGTATCCAGGGATATGTCTTCCCACTTAACTGTAACCTTAGGAATGAAGTCATCGTTGTACTTCTCTAATAGGTTATAGAGTGGTTGTAAGTTCTTAAGTGTACCGTTAATACAGTCAAACCCTAAGTTAGATATCTCCTCTCCGATTACTTGTTGAAATAGTTTAGATAGCACTGACTCAGCTACGTCAGAACCCATAGCAGTTTCACTCTTAATGGAGGTAAATATTTCATGGTACTTACTTTTATTAGCAGTAGTCATCGTAGGATTATCAGAGATAAATACAGCCTGTACTTCTGCTGGCGTTAGACTCCTGTCAAACTGCTCCATGGTTTTATCGAGCGTCATCTTAATCTTCTGCACATCTTTGGAGAACAGCGTGATAGGGCAGCGATCTCCCCTATGATCCTCGTAAAACTCTTTGTCCATGAGACTGCGTATTAGGGCTAGTTCCATTGCATGTTCTCCAGATTGGTGATATCTTCTTCGTTTCTATATTTAAGATCATCTTTTAACCTAAGTACTTTAACAGTGTCTACGTACAGACGTAGATCCCGGCACATCTCTACAGCTTTAGGTAAGGCATCTGGATCTAATGCTATGATAGCTGTAGAGAACCGTGATAAGTACTGCGTGTGTTCGTTGGACATCGAAGTTCCCATTAGTGCTACACCAGTTCGTTGACTTGTGCCAACTATCGAAGCACTCACACAGTCCTCTACAACCACCGCTACTGTACCACTACCGTAACAGAATGGCAAGGTAGACTTTCCGTAACGCTTCCACTTAGGCATACGTTTTCCTAATGACCTACCGGTGGCATCCATGACAACACTATCATGGCGAACGAGAAACACAACACGATGCTCCAGAATGTCATATCTGAGTAGACTTTCTTGATCTTCAATACCCCATGTGTGCAACCAATCCATCGCAGCACGAGATCGCTTACACGAGACCAGATATTCCGGCAAGTTGAAAGGTGACTTTGTTTTAACGTATCCATACAATCTCCTTTTAATATCTTCGGCAGTTAGTGATGTCTTATCTGCTCCTCTTAATTTACACGCTGCTTTGTAGCAATTCCACACAACGTGCCCATCTAAGTTGGAAACGGAGAGAGTATTGTACCCTTTGCATATAGGACAATTATCCCTAACCGATGTCCCAACCGGTACATCTATACAAGCTATATAATCAGGCAGCATCCTCTGTTTTCTTTCTGTTGCGGTACTCTTTAAACTGCGCGGAAGCAGCGTCCTTACGATCCTGAGACATAGGCTTCCTAGAGATAAATGGATTTTTACCGAACCGATAGGGGTGCAGATCACAGTCAGTAATGGCGCAGAGTTTAACCTCCTGCTTGTCTCCGCAGCAACAATCGATACACTTAGCTCTAATCACCTGAAGTATCGGACGTTTAGTGTGATTTTTCTCCTTACTCATAGCGTGTATCTCCACTGTCATTACGCTTGCGATGGCGCATAGTTCCTGCAAGAAGGGTGTTCCACTTAGCAAAGGGAACCTTGTAGTTGGTTGATTGGTAGCCAGGGATAGGAGTGTATACAATGTATACCCACTTGCGACCATACGTAACTTCCAACTGACGCCAGCCGCAACCTATGCGGGGGAGTTCATCTTGCAGAAGTATCCACTCTTTTTCTTTGATCATGTATCACCATTCTTTCTAGCCTGTAACGCACTACAGGCACTCTTAAAAGTATTCTTCATGTAAGGCATTAACGACTGAGGATTACTGTGTCCTGTCACTGCCATGATCTGGGGTAACGATACCCCTGCCTCCACCATTTCTGTAGTGGCAGTCCTCCGTAAGTCCATCATGCGGAGCTTATCAGGCAAGCCAGCGGATTGTATTATTCGCCTACCTATGTATGACAAAGACTTTAAACTGTAGGGATGGTACTCCCCACCCTCCGGCACTACTTTCGGCACTACCCATTTCTGGAAATCAAAGTCTTCCTTCTGTTGCAATAACATAAGGGTAAGATCTTCAGATATTGGTAGATGAACACTAGCCCCTCGCTTTGACTGCTCAATGTCTACACGCCCCTGGTCTAAGGCTATTGCATCCCAGGTAAGTAGGCGCATGTCCCCCAATCGTTGACCCCATTCGTAAGACATCTGTACAATTAAACCTACGTTGCGATACTCAAACTTTTGGTATGCATGTTCCAAAAATGTAGTGACTTGATCCTTTGTCCACACAACCTTACGAGGCTTAGTAGACACTCGCGTTATGGATGCGAACGGATTGCTCCTCTCCATTAACTCTTCTGAAAGTCCGTAGTTCCACAGCCGGGTAGCTGCTGTAACTATATGGTTAGCCATGTGACGGCCACGGACTAGCCATTTCTCATACGCATCCTTGGCGTGGATATTCCGTATATCCGCCAGAGGAATGTCCCCTACATCGTCAAGCATGACGGTGATGAACCTACGGTAATCGTGTTGTGTTCCTTCCTTTGTTCGATAGAATTCTGGCGATACAAAGAATGCCTGTGCAACGTAACGCAACGTCTTCTTTCTGTTAGCCATCGTCGTCTCCTATGACAGTCTAGTAGTCTTCATCGCCGGAACCCCAAAGACGGTGATCACTTGCCTGTGCATTGATAAGCACCCCAGGTAAGTCTTCCTTAGGGCAAGCGTAGATGCCCTTATACACTGCATAGAAATCCTTGGGGCGGTTATAGTTTTTTGAGTGCATAATTCTAGTATGCACCCACCCGTTGTCCAGCTCCTCCACTTCTAAGTAAGTATCATGACCCACAAAGTGATACACCTTGTGGATCATCCCAGTTTCAGAGTCCTTCTTATCCATCGGTGTCCCCTTCCGCTTCCTCAACAGTCTGTATGTATCCGGAAGTACCTGCATCCAGAATGCAAATACTACCTCGCTCCTGCGTCATAACCTTACCGACTGTCCATGTGCCGGACTCAGCATTTAGGAATACCAGGATCAGGTGTTCAGAGCGGGACACTCCTAAGAAGGCAGCAGTCTCCCCGTGGTTATCCTTAAGTTGCTTAGTTGCTACGTCTATAGCCATGCAACCCTGGCGTGGAGTGGCTGAAGCTG